GGCGCCCGGCCGGTACGCCGCCGGCTCGACACTACGTCGCACTACTGACAATGAAACCGCGGCGGGTAGGGCGCAGCGATCACCGGCAGGGCCGCCGGCAGGCGAAACCGGCGGAAATTGCCAGCAGCACGAACGCAATTCAAATCGGGCATTGAACCTCGAGCCCGGTGAGATCCTCGAGCGCAATGTGCGGCCGATACGTGAGCAGCAGCGGGCCGTGATAAAGGGCATTGAGACGGTGCCGATCCTCGCGCTCGGTGGTGAACGCGAGCCGAGACTCGCCGAGGCGCCGGTGAGTGAGCTCGGCGACCGTGCCTAACATTTCATCCCATGCCAATTCGGCGCGCCGACCATCGGGCAGCGTGAGCACGTAGTAATTGCCCGGCTCCCACGATATCGTTATCGACTTGACCCGCGCGGGGATCCTCTCGACGCGCCGGGTTATCACTTGCCGGCCTTAGCAGTGTTGCTGAGCCGTTTTTTCTTATCCGCGTAGGCGTTGCCGACGATGGTTCGGTGGTCTTGATCGGGCAGACGCTCGGCTAAGCGCGCAGCCGCGGCCGCTTGCTCGAGCGTGGTTGCCGCATCAATGCGCGCGATGACCGCCTCGAGATCGAATTCTTGCGAGGGCGTTTGCACGGCCGCGTCGGTCTGAGCGGCCTTTTCCTGCAGGCTTGCAGGTTCGCCGTGCGTATCGCTGGCCACCGTCTCGGCTTTCGCCGGCAATGGCTGATCGAGGATTTCCCCCGTGTCGTTATCGATTTGCGCAGGCGCACCCTTAGCGGGGAACTCGGCATCCTTAGCGGGCGCCGACGAGCCGATGCGTTTATTTAGATCGGCCACGTTAGAGGCGTGCGTTACGTCGACCATTTCGCCGTCGATAATCCGATCGCCCTCGTCCGGATCGAAGATCCCGCCCAAGCCGAACGCCACGCGCGCGCATTGGATCAATGCCCGATGGCGCAGCATGCGAGCGCCTGACTGATTCCAGGGATCGGTGGGGCGATAGCACTCGACGAAATACTCTCGAATCCGCGTCGGGCGGCTCCGATCCTTTCGATACATCGTGCATTGGATATAGGACGGCGCGCCTGCAAATTTATGGTCCGCGGGCAGATCCGGGCCGTACTCGAATTCCTCGCCGTCATAGACCGTGTTGTCATTGATAATCTTGATCCAACCATCAACGGACACGATCGGCACAATCCCGCCGCCCTTAGCGGGGAATGCCCATATCTGGCGCAGGAAAGGATTGAGCTTGTATTCGTTGCAAACGCCGATAAACGCCTGCAGCTGAGCGTCGGTGCCATTCTTGAAAATGGTCTCTTTCAGGACGTCATAAACGCGACCGCCGGAGACGCCGGTAAACTCGCCGAACTTTTCGAGTGCACTTTGCTTAGCGCGGGCGGCCTGGACGACTGGCGTTGTAGTTGTGGGTTGATTCATGGGGAGTTAGCCTCGGGAAAAATCGGGATTCGTTAGGCGGGTAGCCCAAGCGGGAAGTGATAACAATTGCACCTTGTCACTGTAGGCGCGCCAGTAGCCCGTCTGCAGCGATTGTGCGTAAAGGAGCATTGCATCCTCGCAACGGCGCGCGCCAAACGTCAAGGCGTTGGCTTCGAGCACATAAGCGGCGACACCGTGGGGCGGTTCGGATTCGACCGCTAGGAAGATAAAGGCCTTAAGCGATTCGTTACGCAGATGCTCATGCGCGTTGTTGTACCAGGCGGCCTGCAGATGGTAGAGATACTTTGCGCATGCTCGAGCGAAACCCTCCGGGCTCGCGTCGGCGCACGACTTCACGTCGACCGCGATTCTGTCGCCGCGCAGGTAATCGAATCGGGCCTTGCAGGGGATATTTAGGCGCGCATCCGTCCATTGAAAACTAACCTCAGACTCGGCCGTCTCGTCGAGCATGTAGGCCTGGAAAAAAGGATGCTTCCGGACGGCCGCGGCCATGCCTGCTATCGAGCGGGCATCGTCGGCGCGCAATACAAGCTTGCCCTCGCATTGCGCGTTGAACTCGCCCCACCATTTCATCGCCTCGACGCTCGACGGGCTCGGTTTTTTTGCCGCCCATTGAGCGGCCGTCGGTTTCTTCGGGGCATCCTCTGGCCGCGAGATAACCTCGTCCGGATAACGCTCGGGCTCGAGAATGGCCATGTGCAACGCGGTGCCGCGATCGAGGGCGCGAGTGGTTTCTTCCGACCAGAAGTCGCGGTCATACCGAAAATGCGCGGGTGAGCTCGAGACGATGCGTTTGCAGCCGTGGGCGCTTAGCGCCTCGATCGACAGATATTCGTTGTGGCCGAGATCTTTGCGGATCCCGACAACGTGGGGCTCGCGCGTGGGAGTGACGATGGCATTCATTCGTGCAGGCGCCTCGGACGGTTAAATTGGTTAGTGGGGGGCGCGTGCTTGCGCAGTGCCAGCACAACCCCGACGATGACGGACACAAGCCCGCCGATGGCAAGGCCGGTTTCGCCCGCAAAACAAAAGCCGAGCGCCGATCCATAGGAGAGCACCGCCCAACGATCGCGCGCGGTCATTTACGGGCCTCGCGGCATGCGCTCAACTCTTTCGTGTCTTTCCAATCCTGAATGAACGCCGCCACCATAAAGGCGAGCACGCCACCGACGAGCACCGCGCTGATGAGCACTTGGATCCTGTTTTTTCTGTTTTTCATAGCACGCCCTCGCTAGCGAATAAATCGTCGCGCACGATAGCGACGTCGCCGAGGATCATGTGCGTTGTGCCCGGCACGCAATTGCGCCAATAAAGGGCCGTTGCATCATCGTTCGGGGGCAGGCCTTTTCGGTGGCCGATATCGTCGACGATCATCACAAGCAACGGCTCGCCCAAGTGACGCAAAAGCACGGTGCAGCACGTGGCGGCGTTGATCCGCTCGGCGAGGGCTTGGATATTCGGGCGCACCTTGACGTCGATTGGCTCGCTCGACTGGTCGGTGCGGATGATGCGATTTTCGACGGCCGCGCGATTGTCGGGGTTTAGCATTGGCGGATCTCCTCGCGCAGCGCATGACAAGCGACCTCCCCGAGCATTTCGTTTGCGGCCGCTAGGGCGGCATGCTTGGCGGTTTGGCACATGGCCACCAGGCTAAGCGCGCCGGCGGCTCGAGCGGCTTGCTCGGCGTGGTTTGCGGCTTGCGCACATTTCAGCAAGTGCGCCAGATTCTTATGGTTCATTGTTCGGTTTCCTTGTTATTCAACGCCCGCCGAATATAGCACTCGCGCAACTACGCAGCAAACGACCGACCATCGGGTTATGTGCACAAAGTTACGCACGCGCTTAACGCTTTCGTCTATGATTCGTCACGTGCGCACCTAAGCGCGCGCGAAACCTAACCCGAGCAGCTGCAAATGAACCAACAAACGCACCATACCGAGCGCCTTGCTAAAGCGGCCGCGGCCATCAAAAGCCCCGGCATTTCCCACATCGAAGTGCTCGACGCCAAAAACCGCGAAGAATTCAAAGCCGGGCAGCTGCTTCGCGTGGTCCGCGAAACGCCGGCCTTTTATCACGTGCTCTCTCACGGTGGCGTCGAGTGGCGCGTAAGCAAAAAGACGAAGCGGCTTATCGGGACGCTTTGCTCTTTCGTGCGCACCAGCGCGCAACCGACGACGAACCTCTGAGCATGGCCCGACAGATGAAACCCTCGGCCTCAATCGTCCGGGCGCTGAAAGCCCTACCCGCAACGACCCGCTTTGCGGATCTGATGTTTACCCGCGACGACTTGTGCGACGCAGCGCGGGCGGCCAGCGTGGCGGCCAACCGTCAGGCCGAGGCGTTGCTCGGCGAGCATGGCGACATCGTTACGCACGAAAACAACGCACGCGATGCGGGCCTCGACGAGCAGATGGTCGGGTTTTGGCCCGCGGTGGTTGCCTCGATCGAGTGTGCCGACGACTTAGGCACTATTTAGGGCGCGCGCGGGAAAATCGGTTAACATTTCGCTCGCGCTGATTGGGTTTCTTTCGCTCTTTGGGTTTCTTGCGGTTTCCACGCGACGATGCAGCACCAGGGCCCCGGTATTGATTGACCATCGATGCCGGGGCCTTTCCTTTTCCGGGTTTGGCGAAATCGTTAAGCGCGAGCTAAACTCGAGCAATGACACTCGCAGAATATCTCGACTCGGGCAAAGGCTTAGGCCTGTTGCTCGCCGCAGGCCTCGGCGTGGCTGATACCTACGTCACGCAACTTAAAAACGGCACGCGTGGGATTTCGCCCGAGCGGGCGGTGCAGATCGAGCAGCTGACCGGCGGCCTGGTTTCACGCCTCGATACGTGCCCGGATACGTGGTTCAAGCTCTGGCCAGAGCTCGCCGAGCGTTTGCCCAACCGTGTCCCGATTTCCTATCAGCCGCTTAAGCCGATGCAACCCGTGGCGCCACGGCCACACTCGCCGAACTATCGCGTCAGGCCCCCACGCAAGCCCAAGCCTAAAAACGACCTTTCAGCCTAATAAACATCGAATTGTCTCGGCTTAGGCCGGCTTTTGTAGGCGAAAGGCTCGATAATCAGGCCCTCGCACGTGCTTGGAAACCCCGCGCAGAATGACCCTAGCAACACCGGCAGCAGCAGGCGGCCTCCCCGACGGCATCGAAGCTGGTAGCGCCGCCGCCATCGTTTATCGATACCTCGAACGCCAACCGGCGGGCCATTCGGTACCCGTTCGCAAGCTCTCCAACTTCACGAATTACCCCGTTGCATCGGAGCTCTCGAGCGTCCTTAAACACGTGCCGCGGGTATTCACAACGACAGTGAGCCGCACGGGCAAGCTGTGGATAAGGCTTGCATAACGTGGCTGACGACGAAAAAAACATCGATTCTTGGATGCCAATTTACATCGGCGATTACCTCGCCGATACGATGCACTTTACTACCGAGCAGCACGGCGCATATTTGCTGCTGATTTTCCACCATTGGCGCTCCGGGCCGATCCCCGACGACGACGAATCGCTGGCCGCCATTACGAAAATGGCGCTTCCCGCGTGGCGCAAATTCCGTCCAAAGATCGAACCTAAGTTTATGATTGCAGACGGGTTTTGGACGCAGAAGCGAGCACTCCGGGAAAAGGAAAAGGCCGCCGGGGTATCCAACAAACGCCGCGACGCCGCCAACAAACGATGGTCAGGCGAAGGCGACGCGCCGAGCAAAGTCGATGCAAAAGGGCATGCAAAAGGCGATGCAAAACCGGATGCAAAACGCATGCAAACGGGTATGCAAAACACATACAAACGGCATGACAACCACAGTCACAGTCACAAAGAGATAAAAGAAAAGGCGGCGGCGTCTTTTCCATCGCCATTGCGCGAGGCCAGCGCCAACGACCCAAAACCGCCCGAAACGACGCCGCCGCCGCCTCTTTCGGCTTCGCCTCCCGAAAAGCCGGAACGACCTCCGCCAACCGCCGACCCAAGCGCCGACGTTGCCGCCCTCCTCGTCGCTCGAGGCGTGCCCGTTCGACCCGAAAACCTCGAGCGGTTGGCCCGTGAGGGCAGGACGGCCGAGCAGGTTGCCGCCGCGATCACCGAGCTCGAGGAGCGGGGAAAAAGCTTCACCGCCGCCCTCGTCGCCGACGTCTGCGCCGATGCAGCAGCACCGCGGATTCGGGGCGTTGCCTCGGCATTCCCGCATTGGCGCCAAGACCCGGGGCACGCCGCGCAACTGTGCGAATCGCTCGGGATCCCCAACGCTCGCCCCGGTGAGTCGGCCGACGCTTTCCACCGGCGAGTGCTCGACGAGATCGCCCGCCAACGCAAAATCGCCCTATGAGCCCGCCCCGGTACAACGACATCGCTAAGCAGGTTGGCCAGGTGGCGCAGCAGGCCGGCAACCTCCCGCTCGATCAGCCCGATCAACCCCGCGCGCATCGCACGCCGAGCCCCACGGTTTTGGCGTTTTGGGCTCGCATGACCAGGCCGCCCGAGCAGGCGATGGAATACGGGATTTTCCCGCCACATCACCGCCGGCGCGAGCCGGGCGACGACGACGACCAATGACCGAAAAAGTCGAACTTTCCCGGGCGCAGATGCTCGAGTATTCGCTCACCGTCGGCCTCGCGCTGGCCAAGCCCGAGGCGCCACGCCCGAAGCTTTACGCCCGGCATGACATCCTCACCGACGGCACCGCCTACGCGCTCGAATTTGACGGAAGAATCCGCCGGCTCGACGACTCCGAGGCCTATGCGCTCGGCTTGACCGGGCCGCGCGATACCGACGCCGTGCTCGCCTTTATCCGCGAGCTCGCCGCACAATGACCCGAAACCCTCCCCCGGTGGTACGCAACCCCGCCGAGGCGCCCGGAATGGTCCGGGATCTTGCCGCCTCGGCGGGTGCCAGCGAATCCCCCTCGAGCTCACTTATCCCCCGTTGTCGCCTCTACGCACCGGGGCGCGCATGGCATGGGTACGAGGGCAACGTGCTCTCGAAAACCGATAACGGTTGCGTGCTGGTGGTGCTCGACAAGCTCCCCGACGGTTGGCAATGGCGGCGCGCCTGGTTCGGCGCCGATCAGATCGAACCGATTTTGTGCAGGCCCGCGCCTTAGGGCTATGCCGGTCAAAACCCCCACCTTTCAACGCACGCGCAAGCGAGCTCGAGGAGATCCTTCGATGTCGGAATTTCAATATTTCCTGTTGGGCGTTGTGCTGCTTTTCATCGCTGGCGCTCTCGCCTTTTGGGCTTTCACGCACTACGGCAAAACGCACGATCCATTCTCAGTCGATCTCGACGAGGAGCAGGACGCGAAGCCCGCTCGAGCGGCCCCGTTGCACGCACTGCAGCCCGAGGATTTCCGCCCGATGACGTCGGCCGAGTGGGCGCGATTCAACCTCGGCAAATCGGCGCGCCTGGACGACCCCGCTTTTAACGCCCCGCTTGGTAGCGCCAATGCAGGCGCTATGCCGCGCATCGATGAGCCCGTGGTCGACGTGCAGGCCTCGCTCGATCGCATCGCCGCCGAGGAGGCCGCCAAGCCCGGGGTTGATGTTCAAACCGACGAGGCCGGGCACGTCAAAACCATTCACTTAGGAGCAGCGCACCGTGAAGCTAACCCGCCTATTTGATGGCGCCGAAGTCGAGGGATTTGAGCTCGGCGGCGACGAGCACGCCCAACGGCCGCCGCAATGGTTCTATGACGCGTGCACCGCTAACGTCGCGGTAATGTCGCGCGCCGAGGACAACTCGCTATCGGTTGCCGTCAACGGACAGATAGCCCGGCAAGGCGATTGGGTGGTGCTGCAGGCCGGCGGGCTCATTAGCACGGTTAAGGCGTCGGAATTCGACACGGTGCTCGCCCGTGCAAACCAGTAAGCCACCGCTACCGATAACGATGCGCCATCGGGTTGCGCATCTGCTAAGCTTGGCGCCCGTGCACATTGCGCACCGCCGAGACTCCGAAGGGACAATGTTTATCGGCGTTGTGTGCCAGCGTTGCGGGTGGTTCAAGCCGTACGGCCGATCGAAAGTACAGGGCCGCGGGCGGCACGAATTAGGATTTGATGGGCGGCCATACGTCGAGCCGCACATTGATTTTGCAAAGCTAGATCGACGATAAAAACGAAATGGATCCGAACAAATGGCAATCGACACAAATACGTTGCGCAGGCTTAGGCGCGAGCACGACGAGCTCAGCGCGCGAATCTCTAAGGCGTGGCTCGACCAGGCCGACGCGACATTCGCGAAGCTAGCGAGCATCGACCGCAACCTGCTACAGAAGCAGCTGAGCGTCATGCTCGAATACCGCGTGCTGCTGAGCATGCGGATCGACCGCATCACCGAGGCGGCCGACGACGAGCCCGAGGAGCAACCGCGCCAGATTCAAAACGGCACCAGCACCGAGGCGTCGATCAATGAGTAAGCGAAAAATCCGGCGCCGCACGAAAGATCTACTTTTCTATCTCGAGCACGTCGAGGCCGAGACGGCGCGATGCTTAGAGATCCAAAACAGGAATAGCAAGCTGCTGCAGGAGCGGTTCGATAAGCTCGAAAAGTTTCAGCAGTTACCCCCACGCGTCGAGGAGCTTGTTAAGGATCTCTCCGACCGGATCGATCGGCTCGACACCGCCGAAAAGCAGCTGCAGGATCTCGCCCGCCAGGTTACAGACCATGAGGCGCGACTAAATAACTCGCTTCCCGGGCAAATGGACCGCGTTGCGGCGGTCGAGCGGGGAGTGGCGGAAACCGACGCGAAAGTGCAGGAGCAAATCGACCGCCTCGCGGATCTCGCCCGCCAGGTTGAGCAGCTGCAGATTTTCGCCGCAACGCCCGCGCCTAAGGCCGAGCCCGAGGCCGAGCACGTGCAGGAGGATCCTTTCGCCCGTGCGCGCAACCTGCAGGCGAAACTCGCCGACGGGCGCAAGTCGAGCTCAAAAGCATGATCGAACGCGCCGACCCCGCCCGATGGTTCCGGGCGCTCGGCGCGTGCTGCAAATGCGCGCGCCCCGCTCACGGCACATTGTTCGATTTCCGCAATGATTCGATGGGCGCTTATTGCACGACTTGCGCTAACCGCCGCTTGCGCGAGGCCGATAAAGCCAACGCCAAAGTGGCCCGCAAAGCAGCGTGATATGAGCTTGGCGATCGGCGTCGACCCCGGCAACTCTGGCGCGATTGCCCTAGTGTGCAGCGAGCGCGGCCTGCTGCAGATTGCCGCGTTGCCGCTTCGCACGCTTACGCCGGTCAACCGGGGAAAGGCGAAGCTAAAGCGCCGCGTTGATGAAAGGGCGTTGCGCTCGATCGTTCGCGCCTGGTCACTGCAGCGCAATTTCGCCGGCGAGACGCGCATTGTTGCCGCGGTCGAACGGATGTTTTCAGGCGGCGTTGATGACGTGGTGCCGCCGGGCGTGCGGCAAGCAATGGGGCTATCGCAGGGCTTGGTTATGGGCGTGCTGGCCGCTTTCACGCATGAAACGCATACGCCCACGCCTCAGCAATGGAAACGAACTTACGGCCTCGGGAAAGACAAAACGCAGTCCGAGCCGATGGCTCGCCGATTCGTGCGCGGTTGCCCGGTGGTGCTCGGCCACGATAAGGCCGAGGCGATTTTGCTTGCGCATTGGGCACTCGGCGCGCTGCAATTGCACGTGTCCGAGGACGACGACGAGGATAGCGGGGATTGGCCATTCCCGAGCAATGGTCGCCGCACCGCATAATTCACGGGCAAAAAGAAACCCGCACAAGGCGGGTTTGCAAATGCTTCGCGTGAATCGAATCCGAACGGGCCGATTATATGCCCGCTTTTCCTTTTGAGAGGTTGCATGCAGCACGTCGATAAGCTTTTCGCCGCCGGCGCGGATAGTCGAGTGGTGCGCCGAATGCTCGACGACATCGAGCGCGCTAAGGGCTTATTAACGGCGCATGGTTTCGTGGTTGTGCCCGCTTTTGCTATCCCGTTGTTATTGATCCCCCTACCGTATGCCACCGAGGAGTGCAGAATAATGATTGATGCAGTAAAGGATCGGCTTGCTAATCTTGCCGACAAAATCGGGGCTCTCGAGGCCGCCGCCGCTTCCGACGCTCGCGCCGTTATCGATTGGGCCGAGACCGAAATGCGCCTGGTGCTCGAGCAGATCGGCCAGCTGCGCAGCGTGGGTTTCCGCCCGGATCCCGAGCCTGAAAAGCCCGCCGACGCGTTGCCCGCGGTTTCCGTCAATCCTTTCCCGCTCGAAGGCGAGCATGCACCGAGCGCCGAGGAGCAGGAGCAACTCGATCAGGAGCTCGCCGAAGCAAACGAGCGCGGCCGCCTCGAGGGCCAAGTGCCGGGTACTTCACCCACCGCGCAAACCTCCTCACTTCCCGCCAACGATACGAACGACCCCGACGACTCGCTGCGCGGGGCTAATACGCTCGGCAACCAGGCGGACAATCAGCAGGACAAAATGGCGGACAAACAGGACAAACAGGACAATTCGGGATATTCGAATAGTTCGGATTCGGGAAGTTCGGATAGTTCGGACACCGTGCGCAGCCCGCATGCCGCCCTATTCTCAAGCGGTCTGAGCACCGGCAACGATCTCAACGAGAGCACGAAAGACACCGGCGCGCTGCAGTCGTCCGAAGTCGAGGCGCTGGCTGTCTCGGGCATCGGCCCGGTACCGGCTAACGACGTGCAGGCACGTTTGACGCGCGACGCATCTAAGTCGAATGCGGATCTGGCCACCGTCTCGAGCACGGCCGGCGATCATCCGACCATTCTCTCGGCCTCGGGTGAGCCGATGACGCCGCCCCCGACGACGACGAAAGATCCCAAAATCATGGACGAGGCCGAGGCGAAGTCGCAAGCCGCGATCTCTGAGGCGTCGGCCGATGGCGAGCGCATGGCGCCTAACGATTTCCGCATGGGCGCGGGCGAGTCGACCTCGAGCTCGGGATTCGGCACCGTTGGCCAAGCGCCCAAGGCTGACGAAACCGAAAAGCAGGTCGGCGGTGAAAAGGTAAGCAAAGAGCCCGCGGCCGCGGCCCCCACGCTGCAAAACGATGCACCAGGCACCGCCTAAGCTTTATCGAAACGTGGCTTGTGTGTGCGGGAATTACTTCTTGCGCGGCGCAGGGATCACAAGCCACCGTCGAAACTGCGCCATTTCCTGCAATACCCCGCCCGCGCGCCGATCAATCCCCGAATTGCGCGCGGCTAAACTCTGGCCATTCCCGAAGGGATCTAATGAAATCGTACCGTTGCCATAAGGTTGTCCGGGCTTTCCGGATAACGGGCCTGCAGCTGGCCACCGCCGACACGTCGGAGACGCTCGGGACCGACGAGGTTTTATTGTTGCCCGAGCGCGTAATCGTTACCTCGGATTGGATCAAAACCCGCGCGCACGACCGCCCGTGCGACGGGTATTTCGTCCAGTACGAGGACGGCTACACCAGCTGGTCGCCGGCGGCCGCATTCGAGTCGGGTTACTCCGAACTCGTCCACGAACCCGCAGCAGCACCGAAGGCGGCAAACGATGGCCAGTGAGGAAATCGCGACGCTAGTGCGCCCGCTTGGCAATCGCTTAGCGGTGCGCCCGGATGTCGCCTTGCCGGAGACGGATATCTTTATTCCGACCGGCTCGGGCATCGTTTGGGATTCGCAGCGCCATCTAGGCCGGCGGGGCGTGGTTGTCGCCGCCGGGCCCGGGGTTTATAACGCTAAGGGCGTTTTTTCCCCGACGGCCGTACCCGTGGGCGCCGTGATTCGATACGGGGAATTCGAGTATCCAACGATCGAGGGCCTCTCGATCATCAGCGAGGCCGACGTTATCGGCATAGAGGAGTTAGCAAATTGATTAGAGACGATCAGGTAGATCAGGAGGCGAGCCGCGTGCAAGCGATGTTTCGCAACCCCGCGCCGAACGCCCCGCATGACTTTCGCGTCATCAACGAATTGCAAAAGCGAATGGGGATCATCCGCGAGCTCACGCCCGACGAAACCGAGCAGCTGGTGCGCGACGAGGAAACCCGGATCCGCGGTGCGCAGCGCGCAAGCCTTTCGCCGGATCCGCAATACGATGCCGAGGGCCGTCTCGTCGAGGATCCGCGCGATACGCAAATCCGCGAGCTGCAGGCCGAAATGGCCGCTTTCCGTTCGATGATGGCCGAGCAGCGAAAGGAGCGAATTGCGATGGCGCAGGGCCAAACGACCGCCCCCGACCCTAACGAGGGCGCCCGCTTATCGGATCTTCCCACCAGTGCAACCGCGCAACCCGAGGCGAGCGGCGACAATAGGCGCCCCAAAGCTAAGGCTTAACGCACCGGGCACGAATGGACGAAGCAGCACCACGCAAACGAGGCCGACCGCCGATCGACGTCACGCCCGAACTGCGCCGCGAGGTTTACGTGCGCATTTCGTGCGGCATGCCGCTCGCGGCGGTTGCTAAGGTTATGCGCATGAACGAGCGCACCTTGCGTCGCCATTTTGGCGAGGAGCTCGAGGGCGCCCGGCTCGAAACGATCGTCACGCAGGCCTCGCAGGTTTACTCGCGCGGTCTGCGCGATGATGCCGTCGGGCAGCGGGCCTCGGAGTTTTGGCTCAAGTGCGTCGGCGGTTGGAAAGAGACGGTAAAAATCGAGGAAACCCCTCAAACCCTTATCGTGCAGATCCGCGGCGACGATACGGTGGTTTTGTAGTTGGCTTTCGAGCTCACTCCGAAGCAAGTCGAGGGCCGCAACGTGCTCGGCTCGAGCGCCCGCCACGTGCAACTCGAGGGCGGATCCCGAAGCGGGAAAACGTTCCTAATCTGCTGGGCTATTTGTACGCGGGCATTGCTCGCGCCTAAATCGCGGCATGGGATATTCCGCTTCCGGCTCTCGCACCTTAAGTCGTCAATCATTGCCGACACGTGGCCAAAGATGGTCAGCGTTGCCTATCCGGGCTTGCGTGCGCCGATCCACAAATCCGACTTTGTGGCCACGCTCCCGAACGGCTCCGAAATCTGGTTTGCCGGCCTGGACGATAAGCAGCGCACCGAAAAGGTTTTAGGCCAAGAATTCGCGACGATCTATCTCAACGAGTGCTCGCAGCTGAGCTACGGTGCCCGTAACACGGTAATCACCAGGCTCGCGCAACGGGTGGAGATCGGGCCGCACGTGCCGCAGGCCGGCATGCTGCTACGGCCTAAGGCGTTTTATGACCTCAACCCGTCGACAAAATCTCATTGGGGTTATCGGCTTTTCTTAGAGGGCACCGACCCGGAAACGAGGATCTCGCTCAACGATCGCGAAAACTACGCGCGGTTGCTGATGAATCCCGAGCACAACCTGCAGAACCTCGATCCGGAATATCTCACCACGCTTCGGGGCTTGCCCGAGCGGATGCAGCGCCGATTTTTGCGCGGTGGTTGGGCCGATGACAACCCGAACGCCCTCTTTCACGAAACCGATATCGACAAGTGGCGAGTCGAGGATACCGGCGAGCTCCCCGATATGGCGCGGGTAGTGGTGGCGGTCGATCCGTCGGGCGCCGGCGATGCCGACAACGAGGACAACGACGAAATCGGTATTGCGGTGGTAGGCCTCGGCGTTGATGGCGTGGCCTATGTGCTCGAGGACGCCACCATCAAAACGGGCCCGGCCGGTTGGGCTAACGTCGCCGTCTCGGCCTATCGCCGGCATCTGGCCGATGGGATGGTGGCCGAGGGCAACTTCGGGGGCGATATGGTGCGCGCCGTTATTTCGACGGCAGACCCGAATATTTACGTGAAAATGGTCACGGCCTCCCGCGGCAAGGTTGTCCGGGCCGAGCCCTTTTCGCCGCTTTATGCCGACGGCCGCGTGCGCCACGTGGGGCGCTTTATCAAGGCCGAGGATGAGCTCTGCGCGATGTCGACGTCGGGATACCTCGGCGCCGGATCTCCCAACCGCGCCGACGCGATTATCTGGGCGCTCGCCGAGCTATTCCCCGGTATCGTTAGCCCGCGCACAACAAAACCCGCGGCGCCAGCAATCCAACGGCCGCGCCTGGACGGCGCCGGCGGATGGATGGGCCGCTAACCCGCAACAGGAATTCAACCGATGGCCACCTCTGACCTCGCAACGCCGCCCCACCGCCTCACGCCCGACAAGCGCGCCTCGAAGGGCGCCGACGCAAAAATCATCGCCGAGGCGCGGGCATTCTTTGATGAGGTTGAGGCGGCCGAATCAGCCGACCGCGACCAGGCGCGCAAAGATATCAAGTTTTCCTATGGCGAGCAGTGGCCCGATGCGGTTTACAACGACCGCCAAACCGAGGACCGCCCCGCCCTCACGTTGAACAAGCTTGGCGCGTTTATCCGCTATATCTGCAACCAGCAGCGCCAGCAGCGCCCGCGCCTGAAAGTCTCGCCATGTGGCGACGGCGCGCAGAAGAAAACCGCCGATATCATTCAAGGCCTCTTACGGCACATCGAAGTGCAAAGCCACGCCGAATCGGCTTATGACATTGCATTCGAGTATGCGGTGCGCGGTGGCTTAGGTTATGTGCGCGTGCTCTCCGACTATGAGCCGAACAGTTTCAATCAGTGCCTCACGGTGGAGTCGATCCCCAACCCGTTTAGCGTGCGATTCGACCCGCACTCGATATTGCCCGACGGGCGCGACGCGATGGCGTGCATTATCTCGAGCAATATCTCTAAAACGCAATTCAGAAGCGATTACCCCGGATTCGATCCTGATTCGTGGGTAACAGACGGCGCCGACACCGGGGCGGGTTGGGTTGAAGAATCGACCGTGCGCGTGGCCGAGTATTACGTTATCCGCGGCAAAAAGCAGCAGCTATGCCTCCTCTCGAACGGCCTCCCGAAGTGGAGTGACGAGATCTCGCCGATAGTGCTTAAGGCTTCGGGCCTAAAGGTTGTCGGGCAGCGCATGGCGGTGCGCCGTCAGCTGCACTGGTACAAGCTCACCGCCGGCGCCATCCTCGAGCACTTGGAATTGCCGGGCCGATATATCCCGGTGGTGCCCGTGGTCGGCAATGAGCTTTATGTCGAAAACAAGCGACATCGTTATGGCGTGGTCAAGGATGCCCGTGACCCGCAATTGATGCTCAACTACTGGCGCTCGGCGGAAACCGAGCACGTGGCCCTCGGACCTAAGAATAAATGGCTGATGGTCGCCGGGCAGGACGAGGGCTTAGAGGGCGAGTGGGCCAACGCCAACCGCTCGAGCAACGCGGTATTGCATTACAAATCGGTGCTCGATAAGGCCGGCAATCCGGCGCCCGCCCCGCAACGCTCGCAGCCCGAGGCGGTGCCGCCCGGCATCGTCGAGCTCGCCAACCAGGCGGACACCGACCTAACGTCAGTGCTCGGCGTGATTGACCCGAGCCAACGCATCGGCGGCAATCAGTCGGGCAAGTCGCTAGCCGGCGAGCGCCTGCAAAGCCAAACGTCGACGTTTAACTTTATCGACAACCTCTCGCGCTCAATCATGCACGTGGGGCGAATCCTGCTGGACCTAATACCGCACTACTACAGCGAAGCCCGCGTCATCCGGATTATCGGCGGCGACGGCAAGCCGCAACAGGTCAAGCTGAATCAGCCCGTCGACGCGCAGGGCAACCCGCTCGAGGTTATCTACACCGGGGCGGGTGAATTCGTGACCTCGGCCGACGTCGACCATGTGCTAAACGACGTGACAACGGGCTTGTATGAGATCGATCTCGACACCGGGCCCGGCCTGGACACGAAACGCGAGCAGGCGGTCGAGCAGATGACGCCGCTATTCGCCGCCGACCCGGTGCTGCGCGAAAAGGCGGGGGATATCTGGTTCCGGAATATGGACTTCCCCGGGGCCGACGCCATCGCCGACCGGCTCGCCGCGGGGAATCCGCTAGCCAACCTCGAGGAAATGGCCGACGTGCCGCCGGCGGTGGTGGCCAAAATGCAGGCCTTGCAGCAGCAATTGCAACAGGCGCAGGAGCAGATTAAGCAGCAGGAGCAGATCCTCAAATCCCGAATGGACGTCGAGGGCATGCGTCAGGCCGGCGCCGTGCACCGCGAGGAGATCAAAGCTCACGCCTCGATGCTCTCCGACAAGCTTTGGAGTCGCGAGGAGCAAAACCAAGTCGATAGCGTCGAGCGCACGAAAATGTTTGATATCGCGACGCGAGCTCAGACCGCGCATGGGGTGCAGGAACTTAAATCCTTTACCGACGTTTTGCTCGACAACAACAAAACCCCGGCCGAGCGTGCCACCGAGGCCGCCGCGGTTGATGGCTTTGCAGACGAAACGCAGGCCGAGGCCATGCAAGCGGCCCCGCAACCTGAAACCCCGCCCCCGCTTTCCGCTTGGCGCGACGAGGACGAGGACCAGGCCGAGGAGCTCCCGCAATAATGGCGACGCACACGAATATCGAAACAGCCGAGTCGATCGAGCTCACCGTATTGCGGCGGTTTTTCGAACAATGGAATGCGTTGCACGCGATGGCTCGAGGCGGCACGCCGGCCGAAATAGCGGCGCAACGAACCACGCTGCAGCATTTCGCGCAACGTCTGTCGGATGCCGCGACCGACGTGCGAATCGCTCAACAGGCGCGAAAAGAGGCGATAAGGGATGCCGAGCGCGCTCAATCCCCCTTTATCCCACCGCCGCGCATTTTGCCGCTCGATCCGCCCGAAGCGACCGATTAAGCGACCGGATTGTGCATGCGAGTGGTTTAGTCGGTGCGTTAAGTGGCAAAATCCCCCCGTTAGTGATTGCCTACCGTTCGGCTTATTGAGCGGGATAAATCCGGGGGCCCCGATTGGCCAGTGAGCAGCAGACTAGCGACGTGGTGGTCGTTACAAGTAATGACGTGGCGGAATTCACCGCACGCGCGGCGGGCTTAGCCCCCGCGTTGCCGGCTATTGAGGCGGACGACCCCGGGCACCAGGGATCGGACGAGCCGAACGGCAACACGGGCGAGAGTGAGCACGACGATGCGGCGGCTAATGGCGCTACGAGTCTCGACGATGCCAGCAATGACGGCAACGCCAAGCAGCCACGCCTGCAGGCGCGTTTTGGAGAATTGACTCAACAGCGAAACCAGATGCGCGAGGAGCGCGACCGGCTAGCTCGAGAGCTCGAGGAACTGAAACGCGGCCAGCAGGCGGCCCCGGTGCAGCAGGCGCAACCGAAGGAAACCGACCAGGCGCAAGCCGAGGGCACGGATCCGGCGGGGGCACCAGCTGCGCCGGCGGCGGGCAACCCCGACGACCTACCGCAGCAACCCGCTAATGACGCTGAGCCCGATCCCGCCGACGTGGTGCGGAAATGGCACATGCGGCTCGGCGTGCAGCTGCTCGCTACGCCCGACTTCGATGATGTTATGGCGGCGGCGGCTGATGTTCAGATTCCGCAAAGCATGACGAATGCCATCATGGAATCGGAGCAGGGCCCGGCGATTGCTTACCATCTTGCGCAAAACAAGGATCTCGCCAAGCGTTTGGCGGGCTCGCGCGAGTCGGTAATGCTTAGGGAATTGGGCAAGCTCGAGGCGACGCTATCCGCGCAAGCGGACGGCAGCACGGCGGCACCAGCTGCGCGAGCATCGGCGAGTGTGACGCAGCGACGCGCACCGCCCCCGCCCCCGATTTCCCCCATTCGCTCGGCCCGCTCAGACCCTCTCGACGCTCTAATCGACGAAAACGGAGAGTTTCACGGCACGCCCGAGGAATATCAGGAACTAAGGCGAAAAGGGAAAATCTAGCGATAGATCCCGAGGCGGTGCCCGTTTGCAAAACCTCTTAATTGCAAACTTAGGTGCCATGAAAAAAGCTCTCCGCAAACCTCTCGCCGCCCGCTTGGCGGGTCTGTTCGCCCCCGCTCACGACGCTCTGCTGGGTTTCATGCAGCGCGCCGGCCTGGTGCTCGGCGTGAACAACGTTTTAACAATCTCGAAGATCACCAACGAGGCGCTGATGCTCCTCGAAAACGAGCTTGTTATCGCCAACGCCGTCACGCGCGAATACGATGCGCAATTCGCCGTGGTGGGCGCGAAAATCGGCTACACGTGTAACGTTCGCAAACCCGCTCGCTTTATCGGCACCACGGGCCCGGCGCTCAACGTCGAGGACTTTAACGAGTCGTTCGCCCCGGTTTCGCTCACCACGCAATTCCACGTCGATACGCAATTCACGACCGCCGACCTAACGCTGTCGATGGACGAATTCGCCGCGCGCTTTATCAAGCCCGCTATTGCGACGATCGCCAACCGCGTCGATCTGGACGGCGCATTCCAGCTGCGCAACCAAACGGCTAATACCGTCGGCGTGCCTGGTTCCCCGCCCGTGGGTACTAATCCCTGGATGCTGGCCAACGCCTACGTGACCGCCGAGGGCGCGCCGGCAATGTCCGACCGATTTACCATCGTTGAGCCGTTTACCTCGGCCAGCGTGGCGGATTCGATCAAGGGCCTATTCGTGCCGACCCCGCAGATCGACAACGCCTATAAGCGCGCGGCCGTGCTCGGGCGCGACAATATGGGCTCGACGTGGGCGCTCGATCAAAACATCATCAGCCACACATTCGGCAACTGGACGACGACCGCGGGTGCCATCACCATAAGCGGCGCCAACCAGGGCAACGCCTCGGGCGTGCCGCCGACGACAACCACGCTCAACCTGACAACCACGCAGGGCCTCACGCTGCAGCAGGGCGACGTATTCCAAATCGCGGGCGTCTATGGCGTCAACCCGCAATCGCGTCGCGCTTATGGCTCGAATCGTTTGCGCTCATTCGTTGTGCAGTCGGCCGTCACGACCGGCTCGGGCGCCTTTTCGGTGGTGGTTTCTCCAGCACTGATATACGGTGGCCAATTCCAGAATGTGAGCAACGTTCCCGCCAACGGTGCCGCAGTCACGCCGCTCTCGATCGCAGTCGGCGCGGCTAACGCCGTGGTTTCCCCGCAAAACGTCACGATTCACAAAACCGCGGCCGCGCTGGCAATGGCGGATCTGATCGTGCCCGAGGGCGTGCATTTTGCCGGCCGTGCCGCGTCGAAAAAATCCGGTATCTCTATCCGGATCGTTCGCGCTTACACGATCAACAACGACTCGATCCCGACTCGGTGCGATGTTATCTACGGATACGCACCGCTTTATTCCGAGCTCGGTTGCCGCATCGCGGCCTGACCGATCGTTAGAAGCAAAGCAGGGGGCGAGCTCTCGGGTTCGCCTCCCATTGGCTCTCACCTATTAGGAATTCAAACGTGAAAAGCTTCAAAAAGTCGGCATTTGCCGCGGCCTTAATCGGCCTGTTCGCTCCGCTCGAGCGCCTGTTAACGCGTTATCAGCAACGCGCGGGCTTGATCCTGCAGGCCAACCCGGGCCCGGCGACGACCAATTCGTTTAGCCCGCAAATGTCGACCGGCAATGTCTCGAAAAACTGGTCGTTTCCGCTGAGCCTCACGCCGGCATCGGTGGCGGCCGCGACGGTTGCCGCGCAGACCTTTTCGGCGACCGGCTTAGGCCTGCAGGTTGGCGATATCGTGCAAGTCGCTTTCCAGGGCGCGCAAACCGCGGGCGTTTCGGTATCCGACGCTTATGTGTCGGCGGCCGACGCCATCACGATTCGATTCGTGAACGCGACCGCGGGCGCCGTGGTGCCTGCAGCTGGCACCTATCAGGTTTCGGGCATGCGTCCGATTACCTCGTCGCAACAATCGCTGAGCTCGCCGGCTATCAGCTGGTAAGCACGCCCTCGAGCCCGCGCCAATCGATCGGCGCGGGTTTTCCATTTCAAATTAGGAGGGCATCCTCATGCCAGCTAATGACGTAGGCCGCGGCAATATTCTCTATGACGCGATTGTTACGCTTGCGCTAACGCCGGTTGCTGTCGCCGCGAATACCTCGGCCGAGCAATCTTTCGCACTAAAGGGCATACAGGTCGGCGATCACGTCGACGTCAATTGCCTAAGCGCGCAGACGAACGGAATCGGCATTGTGAATTGCCGCGTTTCGGCGCCCGACACGCTGACCGTGCAATTCTCTAACAGCACGGCCGGATCTCTGAGCCCGGCGACCGCCAGCTATCTGGTCAACGTGAACCGGGCAGTAACGCCGGCGAGTAACTTCTTATGAGTTACGGCGGCGCTTTCTGTCCGAAGGGCCCGACTTTGGCGCTCGACGTCACGACCGGGGCCTCGGCCGTGCAGTCGATCGACGTCAGCAACGAGGGCGCCAGCTATGTCGCGTGGCGCTTTGCGTGGCAGGGCTCGGGCCTTTGTCAGATCAACTACGCAAAGGGCGGGGCTAACGCTCCGGTCATCACCACGCCGGTATCGGGATCTCGCTATGCGGGCTTTACGATGAATCCCGGACAAGTCGAGGTTTTCCAACTGCCGTCGAGCCTGCAGCTAATCGCGCTGGCCAGCATTGCGGGACGATTGGAAGTGACCCCGGGCGAGGGCTTCTAGGTGAATGTGCGCGCTGGCCAGCTAAGGCGAAATGTGCGCACGTCGGGGGGGGCCATCGCGGCTCCCCCCGTCGGTTTTTTCACCGGCGGAATGAATCTGTTTTTCAACCAGGCCGATTATGACGCGTACCCGAATACGCCTAAGACGCTCGGCACCGCGGCGGCCTTAGTCACGGCGGGCATCACCGACGCGGGCTCGATCAACGGCACTTATTTCGACGCCGCGGGCGTCATGCAGACGAAAAGTGCGGGCACGGCGCCACGGTTGAACTACCAGGCCGGCGCGCTCGATTCGATGCTGGTCGAACCTGCAGCCACGAACCTATGCCCATTCAGTACGCAGATCGGGGGCAGCGGTTGGGCGTCGGGCAACGGCGCAAGCAATACCTTTTCCGGTACCGCTCCCGATGGCGTTACAACGTGGTCGGTGGTGAGCTTTGCGGCCGACATCGCAAGCCGGATTTACAACGCCATGCAGACGGTAACGCCGGCGGCGACGTATACGATCAGCTGCTACGCGCAGGCGGTCAGCGGCTCGCAGAATTTCCGGCTCGGGTATTTCGGCAATAACAGCGGCGCATTAGTGAACGGCGCCGATCTCACCGCGACGACGACGGTGCAGCGGTTTAGCTCGACTTTCGTACTCGGCGGCACCGAGGCGGGCATCTATCCCTACGTCAACAATTCGAGCGCGGGATTGCTGGTCAATGCCAACCTGAAAGTTTGGGGGATGCAGGTCGAGCTCGGCGCGGTGGCCACGTCGACGATTCTTAACACCGGGGCATCGAACCTCACGCGCTCAAACGGCGCGGCGCTAATTCCGACCGCCAATATTCCGAGCTATAGCCCGTCGGGCACTTTCGTAATGAAAGGCTATACGGCAGATTCGGCCAACACGCATGTTTTCGTCGACGGTGGCGCAGTCAACACGCCGCAAATGTGGGCCGGAAGCAGCGCGGGGCAATCCGGCTTAGATGGCGTTTTTGCCTTTTCAGCGGGCGCGGCATCGTGGAATAACTTAGCAGCGCATCAGATGGCTTTCCGCAGCCAAGCCTCGACTTTCGGGCTATCGATCGACGGATTAGCGGCTACCGGCTCGACGAATACAACCACGCCGGCGACGTCGACGAATCTTTACTTAGGCAGCAATGCAGGGGCGACCCCCGCAATCGGCGGAATGCGCCGATTTGCCTATTCCGCCACGCTGGCCAGCAACGCCCAACTCGCTCAACTTTCAGCAGGGACGCTATGACGCAGCCACTCGATATCATTAAATCGGCACTGCAGGATCTCGGCATTGTTGCGGGCGAGGAGTCGATAAACGCCGACGATGCGGCAATGGCGCTCACCAGGCTTAACCGCTTCGTCGCGTGGCTAAACACGCAACGCTTGGCGGTGCCCTATCTCGCCGAGGTTATTGTCGCGCTGCAGGCCAACGTATCGGCCTATAGCGTCGGGCCCTCGGGCTCGGCCGGCGCAACTTTTGTCGGCTCGATCTCCGGATTCGTGCTGACCATCACCAGTATCTCGGCCGGCGCCGCGGCTCTCGGCCAAGTGCTGTCGGGCTCGGGCATCACCGCGGGAACGCGCATCATCGGATACGGTACCGGCGAGGGCGACGTGCTGCTGGCCCCCGGCACGTATCAGGTCAATATCTCGCAGACCGTGGCGTCGACGACGATCTCGGCCAAGTATGAGCGGCCCTTGCAGGCGCGCACCGCATTCGTCCGGGCGCAGGGTTTCGACTTCCCGCTCTCGATCCTCTCAGCTGCGCAATTCGCCGGCCTCCCGTCAAAGACGCTAAGCAATAACGTGTGGCCCGTGTGCCTGTACCTCGAGGCGAGTTTTCCGAACGCGACGATCATGGTTAATCCGGTGCCCGCCGGCGCAACCGAAATGCACGTGTTTTGCGACGTGCAGCTGCAGCGTTTCACATCGCTCAACGAAACCATTGTGCTACCCGATCAATACGAGGCGCTCCTCGAGTACGGGCTCGCGCAATTGCTGCTGATGCCCTACGGGATCTCGGGCGATCGAGCCGGGCAGATCAACGCGGCGCTCGGGCAGGCGCTCGACGCCGTTAAGACCATGAATCGCCCGGTGCAACAGCCCTCGCAAGTCGACCCGATCCTCGCCCGGCGCCCCACTAACGGCGCGGCCTTTATCCTTACCGGCGGTTACTAATGCCTGACTTCGGATTCGTGGGCGACGCCTACGCCGCACCAGCTGCGCAGCAAGACGCGCAGGAGCTCATTAACTGGTACCCCGAAGTCGACCCCCGAAAGGGCGAGGGATCTCGCGGCGCGGTGGCCCTCTATCCGACACCAGGCACGCGCCGGTGCATCAATATGCAAACCGCCGGATTGAACGCGGGCGGGTTGGGGCCCGTGCGCGCGCTTTTCGCATTGCCTGGTGCGTCGACCTTTGCGGCCGCCTCGGTGGCGCTGGCCACCGTGCCGAATTCAACGCCGGCCGTGCTCGCCGTGATTGGCAACACGGTATGGATTTTGTTTACGCCGTTGCTCGACGCGCCTCTCGTCAACGGTTACGTGTTGGCGGGCGTCAAGCTCGCCACGACGACGGGCCCGTGCACCATCACGTCGAACGGCCTGCAAGCGATGATTACCGATGGGGTAAACCGCTACGCGTGCGACTTTAACGGCTCGCCGCTCACGCTCACATTGCTAACCGACGGCGCATGGGCAGGCGGGGTGCGGTGCGATATCGTCGACAACATAATGATTTACAACAAGCCCAACTCTAAGCAGTGGGGCGCAACCAATGCACTTAGCACCGTTTCGGCCGCGTTATCTTTCGCCTCGACGTTTGCCAGCTATGACAATTTGCAATGCGTATTCACCGACCAGGGCCAAGTGGCGGCCATTGGCACGCAGACAACGGAATTTTGGTCTAACGCCGGCCTGTTTCCTTTTCCGTTTGCTCGGATCCCCGGCACCATTCGCCAATTCGGCACCGCGGCACCTTACTCGGTTGCGCGCTTCGGTCGCGGCTTTGCGATGCTCGGGCAATCGCAGCTGGGGCAAGCAATCGTCTTTCATGTGCAGAACTACGAATTTAAGCGGATCAGCACGCACGCAATCGAGCAGGATCTTATCGGGCAGACCATTAGCGACGCTTTCGGGTTTGCGTATCAGCTAGAGGGCCATGAATTTTATGTGCTCAATTTCCCGACCGCCAATCGCACGTGGGTCTATGACCTCAATACGGGCATGTGGCACAAGCGAGAGAGCTATCAGCCCTATAACCCGCTCGACGTCGAGACGAAAATCGGCCGGTGGATTGTCAATTGCACGTGCGTTGTAAACGGGCAGGTGCTCGCCGGCGGGTACGACGGCAATATCTACACCCTCGACAACTCGCTCGGTTATGAGGAGATCGCTTATTACGGATTGGTGGTGCAGCAAGTGGTCCGCCGCGTGCGTCGGGCGCCGCACATTACCGCCGACTTTAAGCGAATCACTTACGAGGATCTGCAGATACAGTTTCAGCAGGGCACCGGCGCCGCGGTCGACCCGGCATTTAACAGCGTTGCGGGCGGCACCGTGACCGTCGGCGCCACCGACCCGCAGGCCATGCTTAGATGGTCCGACGATGGCGGTATGACGTGGGGAAATGTGCATCCTCGATCACTCGGCAAGATCGGGAAATATAAGGCGCGCACGCGCTGGACGCGGCTAGGTACGGCGCGCGATCGCGTATTCGAGCTCACGTGCACCGACCCGGTTTATAACGTCGTCATAAGCGCGGATCTGCGCGCCACCGTGCAGGGCCGCTAATGGCGACGCCTCAGATCCCCTATTCGCCTCTCGTCGATACCCTCCGCAATATCGCGCAGGAGTGGCGCAAGTGGTTGCTGCAAGTCGCCGATACCGCCTACAGCGCCGCGGCGACGTGGGTAGTTAATGGCGCAACCGTCACGGTGCTGTCGGGCGTCAACCGAATTCAGGCCGACTTTTCCTCAGCCGTCGCGGGTTTTCAGAGCAGCGTGACGAACGGGCAGACGGTGGTCGATGCGATACCCAACGGCACCAGCATTCAGGCCGGTTTCCGGGCCTGGAATAGCAACGCGGTAACGAATTCGAGCTTTGGCCATTTCGTCATCAATAACACCGGCCTCTATATCGAGTCGGGCAAGGTTGGTGCCGGTGGTTACGTCCCGATGATTTTTTACGCCGGGGGCAATTCGCGGTTGCTGCTAAACGCGGCGGCGGGTTTCCAGATCTCGAGCTACGCGACCGACTGGAATGTGATTCTGAAATCGGCCAACCAGGCCGGCACCTTTTATCACATGAATCTGTCTGAGCCCGGCGGGGTTTCCTACGGAACCATTTATTCGGTTGGGGGCACGACGACCTACGCGACGACCTCGGATCGGCGCAAAAAACGAAACATCGAGGACGCCGCGCCGGCGCTGGCCAGCCTCTCGCGTTACCGCGTGGTGCAACACGATTGGAACGACTTTCCCGACGTGCATGTCGATTATTCATTCGTCGCGCAGGAGCTCGCCGACGTTGCCCCGATCGCGGTTGCGAAAGGCGGCCCCGGCGATGCACTGGTCGACGATGGATCCGGGGAATTCGTGCCCGACGGTTGCGTTTCGTGGGGCGTCGACCCCTCTAAGCTGGTGCCCTATCTTTTCAAGGTATGTCAGGAGCAACAGCTGCAGATCGAGGCGCTGCAGGCGTCGGTAAACTCGCTGGCGTCGAAACCCTCATCAGCGTGACCTAATGAAAAACTTTCTGCGCATCGCCACCGGGCAAAACATCGGGCAGCTAATGCTCGCTATTCATCGTCAGCCCGATCTATGGCATGCGGACACCTACTTGCGCGACTTCCCGCAGGGCCCTTTCGAGGACGTCGACTCGATCCTGTTGCGGTTTCCCCCGCATCGGGTATTCGAGCTACAGGCCGACGCCGAAAAGTATCTCTCCACCATCGATCAGCACGAATCGGTCGACCAGGCCGCCTATGCTCGATTGCCCGAGGCGCGCTCGCATGTAATGGGGCTTATGAGTTTCGCCGGCGGCGAGCGGTTAGGGCGCGTGATGATTAACCGGATTCGGCCGGGCGGTCGGATCTTCCCGCACGCCGATACGGCCGCGCACGTGAGCTATTACACGCGCTTTCACCTATGCCTGCAGTCGGATCCGGGCTACGTGTTTCGGTGCGGCGACGAATCGGTTTTTATGGCGGCGGGCGAGATCTGGCGCTTCGATAACTCGCTCGAGCATGAAGTCGTGAACAACGGCAAGGACGACCGAATCTCGATGGTTGTCGACATTCGGACCATGCGGCCACCGGCGCCCGCGCCTGTTCAGCAGGGCACCCTCCAATGATTACGTACCACGTCGAGGAATATTCGGACGTTATCGACGAGCTCCGACCGCTTCTCGTGCGTCATTACGAGGAGCTTAGCGAGCACCGCGAGCACGGCATCGCGCTCGAGCCGCAGGATCTCGCCTACCGTCAGCGCGAGGCCGACGGATCTCTAACCATGTTTATCGCGCGCGAGCAGGGCGAAATCGTCGCCTACATGGTCACTTTCGTTTGCCCGGCTTTGCACTATCAATCGTGCTTATCGGCGCTCCCGGATATTTTCTACGTGTTACCCGAGCGTCGGCGCTCCGCCATCGGCTCGGAACTTTTCGACTTTGCCGAAAAGGCGCTAAGGCGCCGGGGCGTGCGCGCTTGGATTGTCGGCGGCAAAGTAAAACATCCTGTTGAGGCGCTTTTCGCGCACCAGCAATTCAGCCCGTTTGAATCCTTATGGATCAAGTGGCTCGAGCCTAATAAGGAGTAATCGATATGGTGGCGGCAGCAGTAGGAATTGCGGCGGTCGGTGCGGCTTCGTCTATGTATGCCGCCAACCAGCAGGCGGACGCCGCGGAAAACGCGGCTAATTTGCAATCGCAGACCGCGCAGAATTCGGCGCAGTTGCAGCAGCAGGCCGCGGGCGTGGCATCGGGCAACCTCGGCCAAGCCGCGGGCGTGGCGGGGGCGCAGCTGCAGGCGGGCTATCAACCGTCAATGGATCTGATACAGACCGGCGCGCAGCAGGTCGCGAATCAGCAGAATCAGGCGCTCTCGACCATTGGCTCGCAATACGCGCCTTATACCGGGCTCGGTGCCAGTGCGGCCGGCCAGCTGCAGGCGGGCGTTAATGACGGCTCGCTGACCCGCGGTTTCACGACGGCGGATCTCGACGCGAATCTCTCGCCCGCTTATGCGTTTCAACTCGAGCAGGGCTTAGGCCAAGCGGGCGCGCAATTGAATGCCGCCGGCGGCCTGGTGAGCGGCAATGCGATGCAGGGCCTAAACACGTTTGCGCAAAACTACGCGCAGACCGCGTTTCAGCAGGCATATAACAATTACAACCAGAACCAGGCAAACGCCTTTACGCGACTGTCGACGCTGGCCAACCAGGGGCAGACGGCCGCCGGCGCCGTGGGTAGTGCCGCGCAAACGGCCGCCGGCGCGATCGGTGGCGCGCAACAGGCCGCCTCTAGTTCGCAAGCGGCTCTCACTAGCGGTCTGAGCTCGAATCTGGCCAACCTCGCCACGGGCACCGCGCAGACACAAGGCAACTACCTAACCGGCGGCGCGGGTGGTGCGGCTAACGCGCTCACCGCGGGCGCGCAAAACGCGGGCTTATACGCAACCCAAGCGGCCGCCGCTCAAGCCGCGGGCGTGGTCGGTGCGAGCAACGCCGCGCAATCCGGCATGAATAACTACATGGGGTGGAATTACCTCAACAGTGCGGGCAAGTCGGGCTCGAGCTCGAGCGCACTTGCTGAGGACGCCGCGGGATCCGACGCGCGCATTAAATCCGGCATGGGCGAGCCCGAAAGCGCGCTCGATCGGTTGATGCAGATTCGGGTGGTGCAACACGATTGGAAAGACAACGCGGGCGCCTATGCGCAGCGCGCCGGGCAAATCGGACACGTCGACTTTTCATTCGTGGCGCAACAGCTGGCCGAGATCATGCCCGGGGCGGTGGTACCAGGCGACAAGGGCGAAACGCCGCGCACGGTTTGGACCGTGGCCCCGTACCAGATCATCGCCGCGCTGGTTAAGGGCCTGCAGGAGCAGCAAGCGCAGATTGTCGACTTGCGAGATCAATTGTTAGGAGGCCGCTAAATGGCTATCGATCCGAGCATTGCGCTCAATAAGGACCGCCCCGATACGCTGGCCACACTCGGGCAATTCGTCGCACTCGGGCGGCAAAAAACGGCGCTTGAGCGGGAACGCGGCACGCTGGAAACCGACATCGAAAAGTCGCGGGCCGATAGCTCTCGAGCCGTCACCGAGGCCGACGTCGCCGCGCGCACCGCAACGCCGCGCGTTGAGCAGCAGGGCGAGCAGACTGAGCAATCAAAGATTGCCACTAAGCACCAGCGTTACAACCTGCAAAGCGTGCAGGCGCAGGCCGGGCGCGACGCGCTGACCGCCCTTTATTCCAATCCCAACGTTATCAAGGCGTCCGATCCGAACCTAAGCGACGAGGAGCGCCATAAGCTCGCCGACAAAATCGCCGACGATATGGCCGACGCGCGCGATCGGCTCATACGCGATAGCGGCATTCCCCGGGCAACGGCCGAGGGCATGGTCGCACCGCTCATGCAGCAGGCATTGAACGACCCCGGCACCTTTCGCGACAAGCTCGGCAATATCATGCGGCAGTCGGTCGGCAGTAGTGGCCAAGCAGGCATCGCCCCGGGCGTCATGCAGCAGCAGGGCAACGGCCAGCAGACGGTAAACAACCAGCTAAACCCGTTGGCGGGCCCGACTGGTCCCGTGCCCGGCTCGATGGTTCAACAGCAATTGTCCGTCGGCACGCCAACCGCAAACGAAGTCGGCACGCCGGGCGTTATCGGCCCCGCGCCAGGCACGGCGCCGGCGGCCTGGACCGGCCAACCCCCCGCCGGCGGCCCGGTACCGATGGCCCCACAAATGGCACCGCAACCCGGGCCCGCGCCTGGTGGCGTCACGAATGGACCGGGGGGCACGCTCAACGTACCGCCGCGCACATCAGACGGCCTCCCCGGCAATGCGCAGAATTTCCCGCGGATCCCGCCCGCCAACCAGGCGGCCGCAGACAAGGGCGGCGATCGAGCGCAGATCTTCGCCGAGGAGCGCGCTCGAGCGGTTGCCGCCGGCGACACGGCCAGCGTTGCCGCACTGGACGCTTACGCCGCGCAGCAGGCCAAGCAGCGCCCGGCACCAGCTGGCCAACCGATGCCGGCGGCCGTACCAGCTCCGGTTAGCGCGCCCGCAGGTTTTCAGCCGACCGGCGCAAGCCCCGAATTGCAACAGACCATCAAAATCGTTAACGCTGACCGCGAAAAGGCGGCGGCCGAGGCGTCCGGGGCATCCGAGCGCCGGGGCCTGCTGCAAAGCATTCGAGGGCTTGCAGACGAGGCCATCGTCGGACAAAACACCGACAAGCGCCAGATCGTCGCGGGCATTGCGGCTTACCTCGGCAACGCTCGAGCGGCCGAATCTAAGGCCTCCACCGACGAGCTCATAAAGGACACCGCGATACTCGCGGCCCGCTCGGGCGATACCGACGCCGCTCGAGCGATGGGCGAAATGGCGAGCCCTAACGTGAAAATGCAGGCCGCCGCGATCAAGGCCGCCGCTAATTACCTGATTGCTCGCGATACGCTGGCCCTCGGCAAAACGAAAGTGCTCGCCCCTTATGCCTCCAATCCGGAGAGTTACAACCAGGCGTTGCGGGTCTGGAATGAAAACGCCGACCCGCGGGTAATTCAGTTTATGAACTCAGAGCCGGCCGAAAAAGCGCGCATGGTAAAGGGCATGACTGAGCCCGAGATCAAGGCCTTTCGGTCTAAAGTCGGCACGCTGCAGCAATGGGGAATCATTCAATGAGCGCGCTCGACGAGTTTGATTCGATTGTGGCCACCGTCAAACCGGCGGCCGCCAACCAGACCGCCGCGCCACGTAAAAGCAAGGGCCCGGCGGTTGATGCTTTCGATGACGTGGTGGCGGCGGTCAAGGCCGCACCGACGCCGGTACCGAGGAATCCGGACGACGAACCCGGGCGGGTTATGTCGACGCTCGCGGGCGTCAACAACGCGATCAACCGCACCGCCGGCGGGATCATGCAATTAGGCGGCAAGGGCCTAAAGGCGGTGGGCGATCTCACGAACAGCCCGACGATATCGAAGCTTGGCGACGATGCGCAGGAAAACGCCCGCGCAGGGCTCGCCAAAGCCGAGGCGGCGAATGCGCCCTACGCCGAGGCGCACCCTAATTTCAACACCGCCGGGGAGCTCGCCGGCGATACGGCAATCGGCATCGCCGCGCCCGTGGGCAAAACGGTATCGACGCTCGGCAAGTCGGCCAATATCGTTAACCGGATGATTCACGGCGCCGTATCTGGCGCGGTGGGCGCTGGCGTGCAGGCGGTCGACGGCCCGGATGCCGACTTTTGGGCCGAAAAGGCGAAGCAGGTAGGCGTCGGCGCCGTCGCGGGTGGTGCTGGATCCCCGATCGGCGAGGCGGTCGGCAAGGTTGCGGGCGCGGGCCTGGACGTGCTGAAACAAGGCTATCGAAAGCTCACCGGCAAGGCGGCCACCGCCGCCGAGGAGGCGGTTACAGCGGGTGAGGCGCAAGCGGCGGCCGATGCAGCGAGCGCAGCGGGCAAGAAACCGGCGGCAACGCCCGAATCCGGGGCGCCAACGGCCGCAAATGGTCGCGTTGAGCCCCGGGTACCGGATGCGACGGCGCCGAGCTCCTCGCGCGAATTAGTGGTCGTGCCCGCCAACGCCTCGCCCGATCTCAAAATTGCGATACGTCAGGCGGCCGCCGAGGGCCGACCGCTCAACCCTGAGGCCATCGCCCGCCATATCGACGCGGAACGATTCGGGATCAAGCTCACGCAGGGCCAAGCCTCCCGCGATGCAAACGTCTTTTCGATCGAGCGCAATATGCGCACCGAAAACACAATGCAGCCGCGTTTTGCTGAGCAGGAAAAGCAGCTGATTGATGCGCTCGACGGGATCCGCGGCGACGCGGCGCCGGGCTCGATCTCGACCGGCCGAGAATCCGCCGGCGAGCACATCATCGAATCGCTGAAAGAGGTTCAAGCCAAACGCGCCGACGAGATCAAGGCCGCTTATCAAAAGCTGGCGGACGCTAACGGCGGCGACTTGCCTATGGACGGCCCGGCATTCGTGGCGCGAGCGACCGAAAATCTTCACAAAGATATGAGCGGGGCATTCGTGCCTGCAGAATTCCAGACGATCATGCGCGAGATCGGCGACGGCTCGCGGCCGATGACGTTCGAGAATTTCGAGAATCTGCGCACTAAGCTCGCCTCGGCCATGCGAGCCACCAAGGACGGCAACGTCGAGCACGCTCTCGGCGTGGTGCGCAGCGCGCTCGAGGATATGCCGCTCGCGCCCGAGCTCGAGGCCGGGGCCGCTCGAGCGATCGGCAACGGCAACGCCGGCGCGACGCAGCTGCAGCACGTCAAGGAATTGGCTGACCAGGCGCGAAAGCTGGCGCGCGAGGAATTCATGCGCGCAGATCCTAAGCGCGGTGGATCGGCGGCCTATAAGGCGGTGGCCGACGAAACCGCGGCGCCGACCGATTTTGTCGCTAAATATCTGGTTCGAGAGCGCCATCCGGAAAAGCTCGCGCAGCTGGCCGAGCACCTAAAGGACGACCCGCTAGCACTGCAGGAAATCAAGGCCGGGGTTTTGCACCATCTACAGCAGGAATCCACGAATCACGCGGGCCTGTTTCACGCGGAAAAGTACAACCGCGCCGTGCGAGAGCTCGGTAAGTCGATCGACGTTATTTATTCGCCGGCCGAGGCCGAGCAGATCCGCGCACTCGGGCGGGTGGCCACCACGATTAAATCGGCGCCCGCGGCCTCGCACGTCAACTACAGCAATACAGAGGTTGCACGCCTGCAGCATTCGGGCGATGCGTTGAAAGAGGGCAGTCGGGCGGCCGATCTCGTCGCCGGCACGCTTAACGCGGTGGTGCCGAAAATGAACCTCGGCACGCTGGTAACGGGCGGCTATCGCGGGCTCGACCAGATGACGCAAAAGGCGGCCGAGCGTGCGGCCGCGCGCGAATCACTGCGCCCCGGGGCAGGCGTGGGCGGGCATACACCGCGCCAAGCAAAAGGCGAATCCGACGTCGCACGCAAAGCCGGGGCGGTTTCGCTCTCGTCGTTTGCAACTACTAACATCGGCAAGGATCAACGCAAGAAAAACGAGGATTAGTCGAACAAGGCGCGCAGGATCCGCACCGCCACCACGCCGACCAGCAGCACCGGGCCGAACCAGACAACGCACATTACGGCCTTTTCGATCGTTTCATATTCCATCGCGAGTGCTCCTATAGGTTATGCACTTGCGAAACCTTAACACCAAGCCCGAGCGGCAAGATAGGAATTCCGACACATGGCCACCGTATCAATCGCCCCGGGCATCGGCGCGGCTTATCAAGGATTGCTCGCCGACGGCCGCCCCAACGCCGGCGGCATGATTTACACGTACCAGGCCGGCACGTCGACGCCGCTTAGCAGCTACACCACGTCGGCCGGCTCGACCGCGCAAACTAACCCGATCGTTTTAGATTCGGCCGGGCGGCTCCCGGGCGGGGGCGAGTGCTGGCTCGATAACGCATTCGCCTATAAGTACGTCATTACCGACTCGCAGGGCGTGATACAGCAAACGCTCGATAATATTTACCCGCCGGGCTCGATCCTCGGCCTGCAGCCGACGGCCTTATCGCCGGCATTCGCGCAGGGCATTAACGCCGGGGTGGCCAGCTATCAGAAAATCCCCGGGTTGATCCTTAATTACGGGCAGACGAACTCGATCGCCTCCAACGGCTCGCAAACCATCGTGCTACCGGCGGTCTATCAGACGCAGCATTTGTTCGCCATTGCCACGCCGGCGGGATCCGCGGTCGGCACAACGCCAGTCTCGGCGGCCGTTAACCGGGTAAGTCTGTCTCAGCTAATCGTCTATAACTGGTCGAGCGTGGCGGCCGTGTTTAATTGGCTGTCGATCGGGCAGTAAACAACACCGCTCGACCCCCCGTCGGATGCCGTCGCTCGACCAGGCGCCCGACGGTTTCGCGCCCCGCCGGCGCCACGTAATGATGCCTCCTAACAAATCGCGGGGGCACCGTGAACGACGAACCGAACCGCCTCGGAATGCTCGAGCGCCTAGTCGCCGACGCCGAGCGCGAAATCATTGCATTGCGCGAGCGGTGCGCCGTGCTCGAGCAGCGAGTCGGCGCAGCCGCAACGTTGATTATCGAAAACACCAGAATCACGCAATCAACGCTAGATTCTGTCGGCTCGCTGCGCGTGGCCAACGATGCGGCCGTGGCCAGTCTGCGCACCGACATCGCCGACGTCGTTACCTTGATGCAGGGCTCGCGCTCGCTTTTCACGCTGGCCAAGTGGTTACTTGGCGCCGTCGCCGTGATTGGCGGGGCCGTGTCGGGCTATCTCGGGATCACGCGGCTATGGCGCTAAATCCGAGAATCATGCCGCCGGCGATCGGCGCCGCGGTGGTGGCCATCCTGTTGCACTTTACCGGCGCAATGGAGGGCAAGGACAACGCCGTTTATTTCGATGGCATCGGCCGCGTGAATACCGCTTGTTTCGGCCACACCGGGCCCGAGCTCAAGCGTGGCATGCAATTCTCCGACGAGCAGTGCGCCGGCCTGCTAACCGCAGATCTCAAAACCGCATTCGATGGGGTTTCGGCGTGCGTAACCCGAGACGACCTCGATCCGCACGTGTGGGCGTCATTGACTGATCTTGCGTTTAATGTGGGCGTCGGCCCGGTCTGTGCGTCGACAATGGTGCGCAAGATAAACGCAGGGGAGGCGGCGCCATGCGACGAGTTTATGCGGTGGATTAAGGCGGGCGGCAAAGATTGCCGAGTGAGCTCGAGCGGGTGCCGGGGCATCGTCACGCGCCGGCGCGCTGAGCGGGCCTTGTGTGAGGCGGGGAATTTGCCCGATACCGCGGCGATCGAGCAGGACGGCACACAGTGATTGCCACAACGTTTCACGTGAAGCGGGGCCCCGACCGCCGAACCGGCGGGATCGATCGCCGAGCGGCCGGGCGTCGCGCCTCCGATAGCTTGCCGCCCATAGTGGCCTGCCGCGAGTGGCGAATCGTGGCACCGTCCGGTGACATCTTGGAATGTCACGCACCAACTGAGAATGCCTGTTGGCTTGCTTTCGAGTGGATGACCCGGACCCCGCAACGCATCCTGACCGAGCGCGGTTATGTGTGCGAGCGATTCGCCCTCGTTAGGGATCTTTAATGTTTGCTGGCGTTTTATGGGGGCCGTTGCTTAGTCTGCTGCTGGCGGTTTCGCTGGTATTTTCGGCCGTCACTGGCGGCGCCGTGTGGCGCTTTCAGCAGATCCGCGTCGAGAGTGCCGAGCTCACCGCGAAGAATACGAAAGCCAAGCTAAGCAACGCCTCCGATGACGTCAAAACGCTTAAGCGCCAGCTGGTCGAAGTCTCGGCCAAGCGCGCCGAGCTCGACCGCGCGCTCGCCACGCAACGCACCGAAATCGATGCCTACGTGAAAGCCGCGGCCGCTCGAGCGCAAGCGGTCGACGAGAATATCGCCGCCGCGCGCGCCTCGATTGCACCGATACGTGGCCAGCTGGCCAACCTCGCGCAACGCGTCAAGCTGGCCAAGCCGGGCGCCACGTGCTCGGACGCGTGGGCCGACATCCGGACGTCAATGCAATGAGTTATGCCGTGCTGCTGCTGCTGGCCGCAATCCTGATGCTCGAGGGATGCGCGCACATGCCCGAATCGATCAGGCCGGCGGCCGAGCGCATCGTGACCGTTGAAAAACCGATTCCGGCGCCGTGCCTCGATAAGTCGCAAATCCCACCGCCCGCGGTGCTGATGAATGACCGCAATTTGCTCTCGCTCGACGAATACCACGCGACGATTAAATCGTGGCAGGAGCGCCAAGCGTTGCGCGAAGAAACGATGCAGCTGCGCGCCGTCTTAACGGCTTGCGTTAAGTAGCTAACCTCTCTCTCCTCGATCCCTGGAATTGGCCCCCGGCCTCAAAACCGGGGGCGTTTTTTTTCATGGGCAGCATGACAGGGAACCTCGACAATAAGAGCCCTCGATTTTTGCGTCTATCAATTCGCTTGCTTCAACGAACGAATCGTAAACTTTCCCGCAGACGGCGCATTTGCACACGAGGCGCCCTTCTTCCGTATACCAAGCCCAATAAGGAAGCTTGTCCGGGGAGTCGGGGATCCCGCCCGCATAAAGCGGGGGCGGCTTGCTCGGGTTGGATTCGGGAAAACTCGCGCTTAGCCCGTCATCAGTGTGATATCCGCAGAACGCGACGACGAGGTTTTGCAGCAGGGCGTCCGGATCTATTTCGTCCAGCGTGCCACGCATCGATGCGGCCCGGTAAGCGTATTTGCCCGCCTCTCGAATGATTCGCTCGAGCGGCTTGCGCCTCGGATCATCGGCGCCCATGCGAAACCGCATCGGGGGAATGTCGATCGGGCCCGCGTCGGCGGTCAGCCAATGATCGGCCGGCAGCGGAAAGCTTGCAGTAAAAAAACCGGATCCGTCGGGCAATCTGGTAATGCCGTCCTTATCGGGTTGCAGGGGGAAATCCTCGGGCGTGCTCATTGTTCTCTCTCGGGTTATCTGGTTTCGCAACGTTCGCATATTGGACCGCTTGCGCCATTGCTCGATTAGGCGTTGCAACTCGCGCTGACGCGCCGCCTCGCGCCTGGTCAATCGCTCGAGCGCAGATTCGATCGATGCGCGCTATTGAGCTCGAGATACTCGATTCGACGAATGCAGGCCTGCAGGGTTTGGCGCAGCACGTGCACCGCCGCCTCGAGCTCGCGCACGCGGTCGGGCTTCGGGTGCTGCGCATTCCACCGGGACAGATCCCGGCGGATCTCGTCGGCCAAGCGGAAACCCTCGAGCGGTGGCGGCGCCGCTTGGCTAACGTGCGTCGGATCAAATCCGCACATCAGCACCGTGCCAAGCCAAGCCTTTTCGTCATTCGTGCACGTGGGGCAAATACCGGGCCCGCCGCAGCGAGCTCTCGAGCCGTCGGGATTCGGGACAACCCAACCATGCGAGGACGTCGGCGGGCTTTTCATTTTCTCCCCGCCGCCAGGATGCGCAAGGCCGCGTCGTCTTTCGCCATTGCCACGCCGATCATTAGCAGCCGATCAGATGAGCCGGGTTTTAGTTTTGCAGCCTTGGCGTGCAGCTGTTTAGACTCGGCGCGCAATTGCTTTGCAAGCTCGGCATTGGTCATAGCCCTCTCGCCCGTTTGAATTGAGCCCATGCAGCATTTACCTCGGCCATAGCCGCATCGGTGCCGCCCTTATCGGGATGGCATGCACTGCGCGCGAATCGGTACGCCTCGCGCACGTGCTCGGTTTCGGCGTTGGCGGGCACCTTAAACACGTGATGCCACGGCCGCCCCGCCGGCGCGGGTAGGGCGGCAAAGCCGGTAAAAACGCGGTCGAGGATCTCGGCCGAGCCGTGCCGTTTGATTGCCCGCATGGCGTCTAACGTGTTGCCGATGGCGGCCAGATTGTCGGCGATGCGGTCATAAGTATCTATCGCGATGACACGCGAGCCGTGCACGGTTTGCCAGTAGACCGCGACGCCGACATCGCCGGGCTCGGACGATGCCGCATCGATTCGCCCGTTAAGCCTTAGCTTTCGATTCGTGCTGATGACGATATCGTCTCGGCTGATTCCCGGGTGCATGCGCTCGAGCTCGAGCACCACGCGGTCGACCGCATCCGGTATGCCGATGCGCCGGCCTTGCCTGGAAAAATTCCCCGACTTGCGAAAGCCGTGAGACGTGCGTTTCCAACCGTCCGGCCACGTCAGCGGATAGGCGCTGATTTTCTCGGGATCGATCATTGCGGCCTCGATAACGCCTCGAGCATGTCCTGTATCTCTTGCGAGATCCCCGGTGAGCGCGCCTTGCTTTCGCGAAGAATCGCCTCCTCTCGAACGCGATTCATTTGCGTGCTGACCTCGAGCGCGGCCTCGGCCATTTCGCGCGCGGCATCCTCGGATCCGCAGCTGACCGACACCAATTCGAGCACCTGCAGCATGACGTCATCAAATGTCTTGCTGATCCTCGCGCACTCGGCCGGGGCGTTGGCCAGCGGGCCGCCCTCTTTGCGCATTGTTCGGATTAGGTACACGAAAAGCTTAGCGCGGTCGAAAAGCTGGACGCACGCGCGGAATCCATCCGCATATCTGTCGCCATTCACGGCCCTAACCTCGGCGACGGCGCCGTCGAGAATTTCCTTGCGTTTCGTAAAGTCGGATTCGTATTTCACTTTTGAGCCTCTGGTTTTTTCGCTTCGGTTAGGGTTTCGTCGGCACGCAGGCGCCAGTGAGTCGGTGTGTAGTACACATACATCGAGCCGTCGGGGATCCACCATAAGCGGCCGCGTCGCCGCAGGGTTTGCACATTGCGCTCGCCGTCCTTATCGTGAATCTTCGTCTCGACCTCGACCCCTTCGGGCGCGAGCACTTGGCTCGCGATATTCCAGAATGCACGCGCCTTGCCGTTAACGTGCGTTGCCATTAGTCGATTTCCCCGTCGCTATCGCCCACGCCCGCATCGCCGGTATTGTTCGCGCCTAATTCCAGCTGCGCGGCATCGCCCTTGCGAATCGATATCGAAATATCTTCGTCGAGCCACAACGTCGCTAAGGAGGCGCACTCCACCACGTCGAGCGGGCATTTCGCCTTGAACTCGAGCGGCGGGGATCCGCCGGGCGTGACGTCCAGGCCGAAGCTATCGAGTTTCACCTTATACAGATCTAAGTCGGCATCGCCCGAGGCGCCCCAGTGCAGGGTTATTTCGGCGTCTTTCACCAGCAGATCGAGCGGGACGTGCTTGATATATTCCGAGCGCGGCATCGCCGGTTGCGAGCCGTCGATCGTTTTTTGCATGCCGATAACGTCGGTGCGATACAGACCGGCACGCACTTGCGGATCGATCAGATCGAGAATCGCGCTACTGTCAATCATCTTGAATGACAACGTGCCAGCGAGTGCCCATTTGTCGCCGTGGCGCTCGCGCCTTAGCGCCACATTCGTAAGCTTTACGGCCTTTCGATCGAGCGCGAGCATCAAAAGCTCCCCGGTTGAGCAACCGCACGCACTAGGGCCATTAGCGCGGTTTGCATATCTGTTTTGGCCATTGCCGCCCACCGCTCGGGCTCGGCCTGGTGCAATCTAAACGTCTCGTCATCCTTAACCTGCAGATCCGACGGGCCATCGTTTGCGGCGGGCGTGCAAGCATGCCGTTGCTGCGCAATGTGTCCGCGCACTCTCGAGAGAGTGGTTGCGAATTGCGAGCCGAGCGCCTTGATCTCATTCATTAGATCGATCTCCTCGGCCGAGAGCTCGCGATATCCGGATATCTTCCGGTGCTGATTTTCCATTGTGTGACCTTCTAATAAGCCTGCTGGTTAATGTGCAAAAAAAGGCGCCCTTTCAGGCGCCCGGCCGGTACGCCGCCGGCTCGACACTACGTCGCACTACTGACAATGAAACCGCGGCGGGTAGGGCGCAGCGATCACCGGCAGGGCCGCCGGCAGGCGAAACCGGCGGAAATTGCCAGCAG